GAGTATGCTCGCCAAGTTTTTTTAAATGTCTACCACACTTAGACATAACTAACTTATCTGCTCGGCTTAACCCAAAAATAAATCTTCGTAAATCAGAATAATCTATAATAAAATCTTGAGCCATTAAGTGTTCTCCAAATTTACTACATACAATTCTAAATGATGGCCTTGTCCAGCTGCGTCTTCAACACCTAAAACAGAAAATCTTTTTTCATTAAAAACTAATATATCATCTTCTTGAACATTCGCTGTTGATTGCATAAAAACTAACAAACGGGTGTATAACTTTTCACCCCTTCGGTTAAATTCCAAAAACTCATTTCTAGTTTGAAACAAGCACGATTCATTACTTGTAATTAATATTAATGCCTCGGTAGAGGCCCCCCATTTATCCTGTGGGGTTGATGTAAAAGTTCTACGATAAATACTACAAGAATGGGTTAATAAAGAATTAAAAATTTTATCAGACATTATAAATCCTTATGCAATTTGACCAAGAGTTAATTTTCCATCGTCTCCGTTGATCCTGTCTACTACAGACGCTATTTCATTATCAATAATTTCCATATAATCTGTTGAATTAGCCGAGGATGAACCAAACTGCTGTTGATAATTGCCGATTTTTACCATTCTAACTTGTGATACTTTTTCTGGTGTAAAAATAGCTAATGCCTTGGTTGTTAAAAGAGCTATTAAATAATCATGAATGTCCCGTGACGTATATGCATTAATTTTATATGTAATTTCCACTAAAGAACCAGACCCCAAACTACCAGATGCCAAACATTTTGAATCAAATGGTTCTCCATCTAATGTGTGTGAAATATTACCAAATCCACCACTATACCAAAGAAATCCTGTGTCTGGATTATACTTATAATGAACGAATTCTGTTAAATTTGAAATAGTTGTACCATCGACCTTAATAGACTCGATAGATTTAATATTAACGTCAGGCAATTTAATAACATTAGTAGTTTGAACAATAAATTTTCTATATGTTTTGGTTTCTTCGGCTTCTTTTAATCCAGTTAAAATAAAAAATTGTTTAATAGCCCAAGTATACACGGAATCGGCTAACTCGTCAGAATCCACTAACCCAAGTATTTCAGCTATTAAATCTTTAGTAATAAGTGCCATAAATACTCCTTAAGTAAATAAACTTTCAATAATTTTTAATTTAATAGTTTCTGTTTTATCTACAGAAGTTGTTGCATTCCAAGTGGCTCTAACTTCCAAATTATAACTTCCAACATCTAAATCTAAATCATTAACAGCTAAATTAACATATACTTTTTGCTGCCCCACATCAGTTTTATCAAAATCTGCGTCATTCTTTTGAATTACTATTGTTCCATCACTATCTTTAACAATTAAAGCAAATAACGCAGTGGAAATGGCTACGTTATAGGTAAATGTTAATAACTTTCCCTCTCTTTGTTTTAGGGTCATTTTATTCGTAGCTTGCCCATTAATTGTTAAGCTCATTGCAAACTCCTATATTTATTATTGGTTCATTAACTTCAACGCTAATTTCGATATTCGTATCCTCTAAAACATCTAAATTAATAATAGGATCATTAATATCAACATCGATTATCTGGTCTTGAATATTAACTAAAATATTTGGGTCTAAAGCTTCGATATTAATTCCAATATTTTCTACTAATAGCCTTTCAATATCTGGAGAACAAATAAAACCATCCGTTATTAAGCATAAGGCATCCATTAAACCACCCTCCTAACACCGTATGTTTCCAACTGTGATGCTATATAAGATGCCGATACTTCGTATGTTTCTAAAACATTGGTATCTGCGTCGTAATCCGTTGTTGAAGGATATATTTTAATTGTTGCAGAAACCAATTTATTAAAACCATTATATACTGGATCAACAATTCGCATGTTTTCCTTATTTAATCCTAAAAGCCTCAATAAGTCTTCCTCTTTTGCCCTCTCAGATACCACCTCAAACATTTCTACTGCATCTTGATAATCTGTGGGAGTGGTATAAATAACATAAAAATGAGCTAATTCTGTAAAAGTATAAAAGTCTTTGTATAAACCATTACCTGCATCAGTTAAAACCCCGCTTGAAACTAAAGTATTATCTGAAACTTTTCTAATGATATACGAAATTGATAAACCTTCAATCGCCTTACCATCCCCATCCGTTACGAAAACTGAAATAGGCTGAGGTGTATTTATAACAATGGAATTCATAATTTATCCTAAAATAATTTTTAATGTAAAGTTTCACAATCTAATTCTCACACCAATTATTGATAATTGGCTACAATCAAATTTAAAATTATTTTATCTGAAAAATGTAAAGTATTCAAAAAAGATATAACTAATTGTTGGCTAGACTCATCCCAAAAACACCATTGCAATTCTTTATTAGTCATCTCAGAATTTAAAATGTCATAAGAAATACCAGAAATTAACTCACCAGAATCATTTAAAGTTGCTAAATCAGGCTTGTTCATAATGTTTGAGTAAGTGTATTCCATCTAAGATATTCTCCAAATCTCTAATCTAGCATTTCTAATGTACGATGTGCCTGTCTCTGCATTAAAATCTAAATCTATAAAATGAACTCCACTGGAAAGAGATACAACCGCAAAACCGCTTGAAGGAATTTCATCAGTAGTATCTTTTATTTCTATTAATGCCTGCATAATAGTTGTAACATCATCTATTTGGACTCTAGCTCCAAACGAGTCACTAATACCCGACTGTCCATACTCATATGACCAACCAATTCTGTACGTTCCAGCAGGTAAACTGGAAGTAGTCAAGCGTAATTTTTGCTGCATAGAGGTAGACGTAGTAGATGATTCTCCCAAAGATTCTACGTACTGATACTCCTTACCAAAGTTATCTACCACATTAACTAATTCGGATATACTTATAGAATTCGTCCCATCTGTTAAATCACCACTAATATATAAATCTTTAAACCATCCTTTTAGCCAGTTCTTCAACGAAGTACCTAAATTTCCCTCTTCATTTGCTCTTGGGACAATATTTCTAGTGGCCATATAAACTCCTATATTTTTGGTGTAATATCATTATCAACTATTTCAAAACATCTATCTTTATCCCCAATCAAACTTGGCATCATATCGTTATTAGCATCATTCTCAAAAATTGAAAATGTAGTATCTCTTACAACAATATCACCATCTTCGGTGTATTCAAATTTATTGCGAGATTGTAAATCTGATAAAAGAACTTGTCCGCTATATTCGTCTAAAAAACGTACTTCACCTGTAATTGGATCTTTATCTATAGCATGAGTGTCAGAATCTTCAAACGAAATACCTTTACAAGATACGTAATCCTCAGCTGGATTTAATTCTGTTGGGTATCCATTATCGTCTTGACTGCCCTGTGTTAAATTTTCTATCTTTAAGGGCCTAACTTTATCCATAAATCCCCTTTAAAAAATCGGGGGGAGCAAAGCTCCCCCCAGTATCCATATTACGAGGTCTTCTTAACAAACTCAATATCCACATGGACATCTGTAGCATTCTTAGCAACTCCACCTAACCAAATATATTCACCGGAACCAAAACTTGCCAAATTAGTAATCCATCCATTTGACCCATCCCAATAATATTTAGTTCCAGCGGTGGCTCCAGAAATAACCCCAGCTAAAACAGTATCGTTAGCCAAAACTTTAACTGTTTCTCCTGCATTTTTTGTTTCTGCTGCCGCACCTATAACAACCTGAGCAACAGTAATATCATCATAAGGTAAAACAGTATTATTGCCACTAATATAAACCAAATCACCTGCTGTAACACCTCCTACCCCCACAGTATAGTCTATACCACCTACGTCTTCAATTTCTCCATAAATTTCCTGCAAAGCAGCTTCAACATTTGTAGTCGTGGTATAACCACCAGCATCTTCAATACCAATGATTGAAGCCCCAACACCATTAGCCACTGAATTTAAGTCTGATGCTTTCACAGCTTTAGCATCATTAAAGGCTGTAGACCAATCTATGGCTAAATTATCTGATCCATCATCAACGAGACCAGCACCAGCAAAATCATTTGGTTCAACACCAACTTCATTACCAGTCAGCTTTAAACCGCCACCTGATAATAAATCTAATCTTATATCACTTCCAACAATCTCTACCCCGAGAGATGCTGTTAATGCCTCAAAGGTTTTCTTAACCCAAGGCCCAGTTCCTCCAAAATAATAAATACCATCTGTTTCATCATCTACGCTTACAAAAGTACCAGTAGAACAAACTGTAAAATCCCAGCTTGCCCCATCATACTCTGCAATTTCATAATCATGACTAGCCCAAGCCCCAGTACCTGTACCATTAATTAAATATCTATCACCTGTACTAGGAGACCCTGGCGGTGTCAATAAAACGTCTAAAACAGAGTCTTGCCACTCTGCGCTAGTTCCAGATGCTGCTATTTGAGTATCTACATAATTTTTATCCACAATATCCGCAGGATCAGTAAAAGTTTTACTGGAATCATAAGCTACAATACCAGAAAAATCACGAGTACCATCCGCTTTTGAATACTGCGTATGATCATCATCGCTTAATCCAGTGATACTACCATGATCTATGTCACTCTGATCAATAAACGATGCTGCCAATTTACCACCTGCGTCTAAAACAATAGGCTTACCGGCATCACCAGCACCTTCGGAAGTATTAATAAAATCCGAAGATTCATAGGCTCCTACGGTTTCCTCATAATCACCTTGTGCGTTTACAAAAATAAACTTCTTTGACATGCCTTAACCCTCCATTACTCATTAAAAATAATTTTACCTGTATCTGGGTTATACCCCCAATTTTTCTTATCAATGTTATATTTTGACTCTAAAACCTTAACATAATCCTTATAATCTTTATCTGCTGACATATACTGCTTAAAACTATCGATCTTTTTAGTCTGTACATTTGTTTTGGTTTGATCTAATTCTGCAATTTTTAATGTATAAAGTTCATTTTGTAATTGAATATTTTGTAACATCAAGTCTTTCTTTTCTAACTCCAATTTATAACGTAAACGATAATTCAATTTCAATTCTAACTGTAAAATTTCATCGGCTGTTAATTCTAAATCTTGATCAATATTTTTCATTTTTTTATCCTTTGTAAACATAGTATTAACTCCTAACAACACGATTTTGACTAACTTCCACAACAAATGTGTCAGCAGACTTGGCCACACCAACCTTTACTACCACACTATTTGACAATGTTGGCGGTAACAATGTTATTTTACCGGGAATAATATCTAAAAAATATGTGCCAACACTTAATCCAGACTTAAATAAAACACCACCTATTCTAAGCTTACATTTAGTATTACTTTGTTTTTCTTCAATAAATCCAACAACACGAGCCGTACTAATACTTAATGCGGATGCTTTAGTTACTATATTTACACCAGAAAAATAAACCGCATCTCCAACAGAATCTGTGATAGAACAAGTAACATTTTCGATAATATTAACGTCTTTACGAATAAACATAGAAATTGCAGTCATTATTTATGATCTCCAGATATAATATAAAATCTCCACGCATTATAAGGTACAACTCTGAAAATTTCCGACATTGTTTTTTTGTCATTTTCCAATAATTCAAAATAATCTTTGGGTAAATACATCATCCCTGCGAAATTATACGACTTATTTGTAGTAATTCGATCTACTTTAAAATTGGCTTCAAAGAAAACGGTACCAAAAGTTTTAACCTTCCGCAGCACCATTAAAGGTTTAGTTAAATCTTTTTTAATGTAGCCTAAAACCTTGTCTTGATCTATTTGAAACAAGCTTGGATTAGAAATAACTATTAAATTCTCAGTTTCTGGGACTAATTTGGATAAATCAACCCGTTCACCCAAATAACTACAATTTTCAAGATTATTCTTTAAATATTCGAGGATTATTTTATCCCCATAAGTGTACTTCCCATAGATAAAGCTTTTCATAATCAATCTCCCAGTTGAATAGTACATCCTCTATAATTAAATACAAATAAGGTCAAAAAGAAAATAGCTTAAAATACACAATTTTCAAGCTTTTTCCAAAAATCAAAGTGAGAATTGAGTGTTTTTTGCCTAAAAGTGGCATAATCCCATCCGTAGGATAATGCCCCAACCCTCTCGTTTACAATTAATTTACACCCACACAAAAAAGCTTCTGCCACAGATCTTCCAAAAGCCTCAAAATGTTGTGGAATATGAATAAAATAGGCGTATTTATTATAATTATTAAATATAACTTCTTTAGGAACAAATCCAACCAGATTACAATTTGATAAACCCTTAAGCTGAGATAACAAAGGGCCCTGTGAACGATTAAAATAAAAATCTATATGTGTTTGTTGGTTATTCTTTGCGTATTCAATAATTGATTTAACACCTTTACCATCATGGATATTTCCAACAAATAAAATTTTATTGTCCCTATCTTCACCAGCATCATAAAAATTCGGTGGAATGTGCGGTGGAATTAGTAGTATATTATCGTCTATGCCCAAAAATGTCTTAAAACAATCACGATGCAAAGGAGATAAAAAAATAGAAACTTTTGACCTTATTAATAAATCCGGAATATTTTTAACAACAGATAACCAACGACCCGAATCATGCAAATAAACAACATAGGGCTTGGTCTCTTGAACTCTTTGTAATGCGGGTGTAGGAAAATCATAACAATTACTTAAAATAACCAAATCAGCATTAAATAAAATATCTGACCTCAAGCTGGCCGGTCGAACAATCGTTATATCCAGGCCTAAAGTCCTACCAGCTTGAATAACATAGGAATCAGTTATTTCTGCCCCCCCCGCTGGGACTTCTGTTGTTGTAAAATCAACCAACCAAAGAATCTTTTTTCCTGTTAAATACATTTTGTTTTTTCCACAATTACAGCATGATTGTACTTCCCGATAGCTGGAAAATACTGTACAATTTTTAATCCAAGTTTCGTGTCAAACAATTGAAAAAATTCATATGTTAAACAAACACAATGAAAATTAGCCCCATAATCTTGACCACCAAAAATAAGCTGAGAAAATCTAAGAGAAGAATCACCATCAAATGCCTGAATTAATTTATTACGATCCATATAAATTCTATCAATACTTGGAACTTGAATTTCTAACCGCCCGCCTATTTTCAAACACCTTGACCATTCCGCTAGAACATCCCAAATCACTCTATGAGAAAAATGCTCAACCACATCATGAGCCAGAATATAATCTACCGAGTTATCTGCGAACCGATCTAACCTAGAAATATCCATGCATATGTCTGGATTAACGGCTTCCCTAACATCAATATTAACAAAACCATCTAATTTTTTAGTCCCACATCCCAAGTTTAATTTAAGCATAATTCAGCCTATTGAAAATATTTTTCTCGTAATTGTGTAGAACTTATACCGTCTGTTCTATTTAAATAAATAACTGGAATACCTAACCCCTCTCCGCCGAATGTTGCTGGAGTCCAATCATTCCCAACAAAGATAACATCTGGATTGTATTTCTTAATTAATTCTTTCTTACCATACTCAATAGATTGTATATCTACTACATCAACATATTTAATTGATGAAATAATCTCCAATCTAATAGATAAGGGCATAACAGATGAATGTTTTTTATGATATAAAATATAATTATCGTCACTCACACAAATAATTAATTTGTCGCATAAATTCTTAGCTTGTTTAATTAAATTTAAATGCCCAATATGGAATAACTCGTAGACACCAAAACTAATTCCTAATCTATACTTTTTCATGGCAGTACTCAGCAAGTTCTGATTTAATAAGATTAATTTCATCTTGATTTGAATAAAAATGATGCAATAAAATAGATTTTTCCTTTGGGTAGGGTTTATAACTTGGATTAACTGGATAATCTTTTATATTAAACCCAGCCCAATGCACCGCTTTTAATTTAATCGAATCATCTAATAAAAAATCTTCAAAACGAATTATATAGATATTTCCTTTATTTTTAGTTAAAGCGGTTAAATTCTGTTGAAATAATAATCGCTGATTTCGATACTCCGATATAAACTGCTGTACACTAATTTTTTTACCAGCCTTTTTACACAGTTCCCTACGTCTTAACCAAGTAGATCGAGGATCTCTCGTAATACAAAAAGCTTGTGTGTTATCCAATAACTCAAGTCCTCGGAGAGTTAAACATGTAACAACATTATTTAATAATAAGATAGAAGAATCCGAAATAGGGCTGAATAATTGATTGGCCATAGCGTTGATACCACTATTGAATGCCAGTTTATAGCTGGAGGCATCCATAAAATTTTGGGATTCCCAGTTTGGATAAATTTTTTTTCTAAACAACTGCGGCATCTCTGATGCAATAGCCAGAGTGTTTGGAAAACACCTAAAATAATCAAATAATGCCGAAGATCCAGAAGATGTTGTACCTGCAAATAATAGTTTACGTGAAATACTCATATTTATAATATTTTTAACAAAGCCAAAGATGTGCCAAATATAACATTCGGTGTAATATTTAGCCTAGTTAATGCTTTTGTTACTTGTAAATTATTTGATTTTTTATCTTTATTATAATCATGCCAAACAACAGTTCCACCCCGCCTAATTAACGAAAAGGCTCTCAGAGTATCATTTATAACATATTTTTCCAAATGATTGGCGTCTATTAAGATAAAATTAAAATCCCATAAACCCTCAGATTTAAAATCAAAAGTCAGCGTGTCGCCTTCAAAAAATGTAATCTTACTGTATTCTGGAAATCTGGAAATAGCTTCTTTGGGTAAAATCTTAATATCCACAGAAAAAATTTTAGCTTTAGCCGGACTAAATTTTGCCATATTTATAGTTGTTCTTCCATGCTTAGTTCCAAGCTCTAAAATACGTAAGGGCTGAATACTTTGAATTAAACTACACAATTCGCATAATTCTCGAACAGACATACCAGAAGCAGAATCTACATCTAAGATTAAATCTTTTGCTGTGATTTGGCACATAGCGCAAGCCTCTTAATTACTTGTTGATAAACATAATCTACAGATAATGCATCTAAATTTTTACAAGTAGCAAAACCCTTTTTACAGGCTTGACTCCAATTAGGTATTGTCCACCAACATGATGGGCAATGCTCAAAATATAAATTAATATTGTCTGGATAACCATATAAAGTTGGGTTTGTTGGGCCAAATAACACTACGCTGTTTACTCCAAGAGCGTGGGCTAAATGAATTAAACCACCCTCATTACCCAGATGTAACAAACTCCGAGATAAAAGATACATTAAATCAAACATACTTTTACATTTAATTTTTTGTATACCGAAAAAATTCTCGTCTGAATCATCTCCAACACGAATAACAGAATAACCTGTAGCTGTTAAACGATTAATTAAATCCATCCAATTATTCTTCTTCCATAATTTTAAAATACCCACATTATTGTCACACCCAGCATTAAATGTCAAATATTTATTTGGTAAATCAAATTTTTGTTCAAAAGGGATAGATTGAAGGCTTTGTCTAACAGGGATCAGCATATCATTTTCATTAATATCTAATCGCACTTTATCGCCATAGTATAGAAATGTTTGTTTAGTTACGTTGTCTAAAATAGACCCTGTTGATTTTTGCCAATTATTATATAAGCAAGAATCAAAATTATCATTAAGAGATGCATCTTTATTCCAAATATATGGATAGGGACGAAACTCAAAAAATAAATCATAATAATCTTTAACCGTACTAACAGTTTTATGCCAATTGTATTTAGAACACTTCACTCTAATGTTCGGATAATCAAACATGAAAAGCTGAGAATATTGTTTGTCTCTTATATAAGCATCTATTGTGGACGAAGGATATTTTCTTAAAATAGCCCTACACAAATAACCAAGCATAACAGAATCACCCAATCCTCCCATCCACAAAGCCCCAATTTTTAAATCCGTACTTGGATGGGAAATTAATGTTCCTGGCAAGCGAGACTCATCCACACTACTGGTTGTTGGATTATTAGGAATGACTGGAATACGCCTATTAGCCAACAAATCTCCAGAATCGAAAAAACTCTTTATATCCGTTAGAATAGTTGGCCAATCTTGGAAATCATAACAAGATTTTTGATGACACTGCCATTCAGAAGATGGTACAAACTGTTTTGCACAACAAGGAAAACATTTTACACTTGGTATATATGGTACGCAATTTTTATACGTACCTACACGCCAGTCTGGTTTAAAATAATTAAAAACACAAAAAGTTTTAACATTAAAGGCCGCTGCAATATGTACACAAGCAGTGTCTACAGTTAAAACACAATCCATCATAGCAATTAAAGAAAATAGCTCCCGAATAGATAATTTTTTATTTAAGTCTATACAATTTTGAAAAGATTTGTTCCTGTTTGATGAGACGAACACAGTATAACCACGTGACTTAAGCTGATTGATTAAGTCCTGTGTTAAAGATGTTGGTAGTTTAGAATCTATCCTAGCACTATCAAAACCAATAAAAATTTTCTTTTTATATGTTTTCCATTTTCGTTCTGCATTATTTTTTTCGTCTTTTGTTAAAATAATCTCTGGTTTATCTATCACTAAATCAGATTTTTGCAAACCACATAATTCTGCCACAGCATAGATGCGATTTTGCTTATTAAAATCTTGCCTATAATCATTTAATAATTGACCGAAATGTAAATAAATAATTTTTTTAAATTTAGAAACATCTATTTCATTCCGATTAGAATAAATCCTTTTAATATAAGGTAAATTTGAAAAACAATCATTTCTATGAGGTTCACATAATATATGAATGGTATTACCTAAAGACGCAAGTGTTTTTAAAGACGGTATAGTTAATAAATGATCTCCAACGCCACCAATAATCTCAACTAAAATATTATCTTTATTCTCGACGTAACTGTTACATAATTTCAAAATATCTGATTCAGAGTTAAGGATTGGAATATTATATTTCGTAAAAGAAGAAAATGCTAGTGCTGTGCGTTTAACTGAACGGGTTGCATAAACCGCCGAAAAGTTTAAAGGATTAAAAAATAAAGTGTGTAAAAACCACCTGTCTGGGCATTCTAAATAATGAATATGCGGATCACAGATAGGCTTGCTTGGAAGTTTATCACAGATGTAAATAACCCCAATGTCATTTTTAATAGCAGATTGAATTACATCTGGAATACTAGACGAGTCAAGAAAATGATTAACAAACGCTACGATTAAAAACTTACCCTCTGGTCTAGGTACAACATAATTATTTTGAATTTGAAAAGAATTCGTGGTAGGGTTAGACAAATGAATAGTAATTTCATCTGTAATCAATCTTAATGCAGAAGCCATTTTATATTCCTATCAATGTATTAATAACAATAAACAAAAAATTGGGGCCTGATTATGGCTCAGGCCCCTGGAAGCCTTATTTACTTACAATTATGAACTAGCCTTCTGCATTGTCACCAATCCCTCTGATTTGCTTGACCCATTAACAAAAGCCCAAACAAAATCGAACCAATACGTGACAACCAACAGGTCAGCCCTACGACCCGCCTTGTGCTCCATGTCAACTTCAATATTCCCATAATAACCAGCGAAAGCACCCTTCACGTTAGCCAACACCGCTTTTTCACCAGTCATCTGCAATCTACGGATTACAGGAATACCATGAACATGAACCACGCTCTTTAATCCAAGGGAAGGAACATCCATAATCTCATAACCCACCATATCTCTATCGGCAGACTTTTTAGAAGCGGCTACGAAATCAGATGAGGCAAAAACCACCAAATCTTCAATCGCTTCATCGGCACCATAAACACCAAGTGCCTCTTGTGCCTCAGCAACTGCGTCAAGAATATTAGATGCATTTGAAGTTGTATATTCTACAACAGCGTTTGCACAATTCGCCGCAGCGGCTAACTTCTCAATACCGTCAGAAATATTTAACGGATTTGTTGCACCAACAGCTGTCGTATCACCCTTCAAAGCAATTTTATCAGCCGTTCTTGCAATAGCACGACTAATTTTATTGCGGAAAAGCGTGTCCAGCTGTAACTCAGGATACTGAGCAACCTGCTTTTTCTTCAAATAAATATACGTTCCAAGTTCCACAGGCTCCAAATCAGGTGATTTGATGTCAAAAGCCATCTCTGTTAATGTGGTAATATCCGCTGTATTATCGAGACGATAGACTTTATCCAAGTCTTCCTCACCAATAACCGGCACAGTACCTTCATTAACAATTTCGATCATCTGATTACGTGAATCCACTAACTTCAAAACCAAAGACTTCTCAATGGCATCCTCAACAATTTGCTTAACTAACTCCTTTGGGAGATTAGTTGCACTTCCAGCAGGAATTAAAAAATCCATATTAAGTTTCCTCCTTGTTATTAAAAAATATTTACCGAGTAATTTCCATTTAAAGCTTAGGCGTTTCGCAGGTAATTACTAAACCACGATTTAGAATTTTCGCCCTTTGTTTTTTGTGCGACTTCTCGTACCTTTTCTATATTATCAACATCCAAACCACTCTTAATCTCCTCTAACAGGTCTTTTAAACTAACTAACTCCACCACCTGTTTTTCAAGTTGAGCGATTCGTTCAGATAACACAGTGTTTTCCTGAGCGAGAGTTACCAATCTTTCGTCACTTTCGGACTGGGCTGGAATATTCTCGGCGACGGATTCAGGATTAACTGTATTATCAACTGTTGACTCGACAGGAACATCAGTTTCCTCAGAAACAACTGCGTCTTCTGGTATGTTTTCAGTTACCACAGTTTCTTCGGTAGGCTCATCAGCATTTTCAGATTCTTCTGCTGGTGTGGCCTCTGGAACTACGTCTTCTTGTACGGGATCTACCTCTGGTTCAATTTCACTCGTAGTGTCTTCTTGGTTTGGCTCCTCAACAGCATTTACTGCTAAAGTAACTTCGCCAGCTGAAATTAAACCACGTGAAACCATTTCTCGTTTAAATGCACTATCAGTCTCTACATTTAAAGCCTCTGGATTTCCAGGAACAGGCACAGCAGAATATTCTAACAATTCCCACTTATAGATTAAATAAACGCCAAAAGATTCAGCCAACGCTAGCTGTTCTTTGGTAATAGATAATCCATATTTAGCGTTTAAATCCTCTATATTTTCCTCATCATACTTTTTATACTGTAACGGAATAAATCCAATTGACCAAGCATGTAGAAACCCATCTTTATAAGCATTAAAAACTTTGACCGCTAAGGGGTCATTTTTATTAAATTCAGTTGTAACCTCTATCTCGTCCTCTTTAACATCCAAAGCAATACAACGACCAATGGGTATTTTTACCGTTGACGAATCCATATTATGGCACCAAAGAACTACAGCATTATTTAAAAAATGTTTAACTTCTGCGCCCTTTGGCAACACAACAGTATTATACCTATCTAAAGCCTTTGTATTAACTGTATGTGTAATCCGAAGATTATCATCATCTACAGATCTAACGGACGTTTTAAGAAAACTATTTCTTTCTTTAGTTAAATCCATTATTAAAACCTCCCGTAAGATTATGTATCCGATTGTTTACTTAAGATTACCCTAGCTTTTACAACATCACCCTGTCTTGACGTAACAGTATACTGAACTACAACACAATTCGTATATACAGCAGCAGGAATCCCACCACCACGATAACCAGCCAATAACTCTACCGTAACAGGTGTACAATTTTGAGCAACCGTGTCAATCGCATAAGTACTATCGGCTTTATACTCGGCGCAATCTACAGTAATAGTTAATTCACTATTTCCATGTGCAACAAAAATAGGATATTGCCTATCAGCTGCAAAATGCTTAATGGGGTTAAAATCATAATCAACTTCAATACCTTCACAATTTGCAATTTCGTGTTGGTCAACACCAGAACCAATCAAGATGCGACCCACATTTGCTTTAAGATCGGCCATATTTATTTTCCTCCTTGGGTTTCTAATATTAAATACAAATAAGCCACAAAAGAAAATAGAATTTTGGGCTTTTTCTACCGCTTTTACTGACTATTTAACAATTTATTAATCACCCGTCACAATGATTAATCATCTTTAATCTTTTTACGCTTTTGTATAAGATTAAACTTCTCTGCTAAAATCTTTAATAATTGATCTTTTTCTTGTATATTTAATTCATCAAAAGTCTTATTAAATAAACATTTATTACCATTTGGGTTTTTTGTACGTTTTATCATAATTTTATTTCCAATTTAATGCGGAGGCATGTATTTTTAATATTTTTAAATTATGGCCTGTAATTTTATAACACATATCTGTATCACTATCCTGTTCACTTAAATCAAATTCTGCTGTTAAAATACGTTTAGATGAATCAAAATCTCCCAAGTCTGATAGGGTACCTTGCTCCCAATTTGTTCCATCATCCCGTGAGGCCCAGGCTTTTAAATCAGTATTTAAGGTTATAGAATCCACATCTTCTTCAAGAATAACCATTCTAGCATCATCTGGTTCAAATTCTGCAACAAAAGATTGTGATACCAAAACTATATTTCCAAGGCTTAACGGATATTCTACTGTTGGAACTGTTATTGTATCCGTTTTTCCACTATTCGGAGATGCATTAAACGGATTACCTTTAACAAGCCTTATTTCATCTAACCAACCACTAAATGCATAAGTACCTGCACCCGATATACCTATCTTTAATGGAGCGGTGAAAGTATCTACGTCTGAGTTTGATTTATAAGCCTTTTGAACTCCATCTATATATATTCCATAATCTGAACCTATGATACATAAAGCAATATGATGCCAATTAGTATCATTTAAAGTTTTACTTCCTTCATACATACTAATTTTTTGAGACCCATTACTATAAACAGAATAAACTAACCCTAAACTAGTGTTATGATAAAGAGTCCAATTATTGTCGCTATCCTCCCATTGTAGAAATAAAAACTCTTCAACCTGTGAAAAAGAGTCATCAGACCTTATCCAAAAATCTAACGTATATGACTCGCTAGAAGAACCTTCTATATCCCAGTCATTTGAATCTGGTATAGAAATATAATCTCCAGTACCATCAAATTTAAGAGAGGAAGAACCCCACTTATATTGAGCAGTATCTATTTGAGCATCACCATTACAAGTAGGACTATGCCTAGCAGTACTATCTTCTACATCTGTGGACTCATCATCCCCCTCGCATTTTAATAATAATAATAATTCATCCTCTAATTCATTACTATAATAATCATCAGAAGAATTATAAGAAATACTTGAACTAGATCCTAAATCTACTCCACTTTCATCTTCATATTCATCTACAATACCATCTACCATATTAAAATAGACTAACGAATTTTGAATTGCTAATCTAAAAGCATTTAAAATAATGTTAGCTTGCATTTTTATTAAATCTAATGGTGTAAAGCTTCTGGTGCCATCATCTAATGCTTCCGCCTTATCCACTATACCATCGTCATCAGAATCATACGTTGCCTTTGTCATATCACCAGAACCAGCCCCACCAGAGCTTACGCCAAAATTATACCAATTAGTCCCATCATTCGTATATTGCCAAGCATTCGCAGAACTGTTATATCTTATTTTAGGCTCACTTGCATCCCCATTATGCGCTGTAATAGTTTTTGTAGTATCTGCACCGTCTCCAACAGCAAAATCATTTTGACTTGTACCAGTATCTGTATTTTGTGAATGCTTTTTAGATACTGCATCGCTGACGCCAGATTTCGCAATACTACTATCTGCGGGTAAACCATTAGCATCTGCCGAAATTAAATTATTTTCTACAATACTAGAACTATGATCACTAGAAGAATTTAATGCGTGTGACCTGTCATGTGCTTTATTAACAGCATCTGTAGTGTTTAAATTTGGTACATTACTTAAACCAACATCATCTTTATCTACACCGTGGGGATTACTTGTAGAATCAATATGAGATTTAATATCTGCTGCTGATTTTGAATTACCGGCTCCGTCGTCAACGGATTCTGCTTTATCTACAATTCCATCGGAATCTGTATCATAGGTAGACTTAAGCATATCACCGGAGCCTGTACCCGCCTCAATATCTGCAAAATCTACACCATTATTACTTAACTGCCAAGTATTTGTGGTGGCATTATATCGAATCTTTGGAGGATTAGCGTCTCCATTGATAGCAGTTAATGATTTATCTGTATCGGCACCATCTCCTACATTAAAATTATTTTGATTTGTTCCAGTATCTGTGTTTTGACTATGCTTTTTAGAAACGGCGTCTGCTAAATTAACCTCACTTTGAGTATAAGAATCTAATGTGGCTTTATTACTATGCGTATGGCTGTCTGTAACAGCACTTTTAACTTGTGCGGCAGTAGAAGAATTACCTGCCCCGTCGTCAACGGACTCTGCTTTATCAACTATACCATCAGCATCCGTGTCATATGTTGCCTTCAACATATCCCCAGAACCAACACTAGTTCCAAAATCATACCAAGTAGTCCCATCATCCGTATATTGCCACTTATTCGTAGTAGCATTATATCGAATCTTTGGAGGATTAGCGTCTCCATTCACCATCGTTATGGATTTATCAGTATCATTTCCATCCCCAACATTAAAATTATTTTGATTAGTGCCAGTGTCTGTATTTTGATCATGCGCTTTATTTATAGCATTAGTAGAATCAAGATTTGGTACATTACTTAAACCAACATCAGATTTAGTTACATTATGCGGATTACCCGATGTAGTTCCTCGGTGTGTATTATTCAGTGCCACTGAACTATGATCGTTTCCATTACCACCACTGTGAGTATATGCCGCCTTAGCTTGTGTGGCAGAAATTTCATTAGCCCCACCTTCATCTAATTTAGTATCAGTATTTTGTACATGCCCTAAAGCAATATCATCTGTAATATCTTCCGCTGTAGCATAATTTACACCATCATTAATTGCCTCTGCCTCATCTACAATGCCATCACCATCCGTATCATAAACAGACTTTCGCATGTCTCCACCAATAACACGCCAATTTGTACCAACAGCAGCCTCATCTCCTGTAACACTTGTAGATATACAAATAACAAAATTATCTAAAACAACAGATTTACCCGAACTGCCACCAATTTTTCCTGCAACAGACACAGAATAATAATCGCCAGTATCTGCGGCTGGATAATTTGGATTACCCGAACAATCAATCGCACCTTCATAATTAGTATTCCCGCCACTGCCACCAGATGTTAACTCTTGCCAAGAGGCCCCTGTAAAATAATAAATTTTATCCTCATCAGCAACCCAACAAGTCCATCCCTCTGACGATGTTAAAAATTCCCAAATACTTCCGGTATATTGTGCGATCTCATCGTCATGACCTGCCCAATCTCCTGTGGCCGAACCTCCGACGATATATCTATCGCCCTTGGCTGGACTCCCAGGTGGTGAAGTCAAGTCCTTGTCTTTGACTGGCTGTTGCCAAGCCGTTTTATGGCGAACCTCAACTAAATAATCAGCCATGAATTATTCTCCACTAATCAATTCTTTAATACGATTATTTGTAGTTTGCTGATTATAGATACAATATTTTTCAAGATACCAATATAACCACATAGCTTGTTTTTCTTTATTAAACCATTTTAATTGAATAGCATTTATTAAATCAGACAAATGCCTTAAATCATAAGTCACCCAATGATATTCTGGATACCCCCAAGAAATAATTGGCTTATTGTGCATCATCGCCTCAATCCCACTACCGCTATTAGCTAATAAAACACAATAAGCTTTTTCTAAAAAATTATGGATATTGGCTTTGCCCAAAAAAACCTTAACTTTCTTATCTATCCGAGCTAACCTTTCACCCACAGCTTTAGAAAAATTATTATTTACTGCATACTCACCATCCATATAAGGATGTAATTTAACAATAATTGTTCTATTATCAATGCGAGATAACTCTTTTACAGTACTTTCTAATTTATCTATGTAATTACCAAAATCATGCCGTGTAACAACCTCATCTCCTGCACATTGACCAAGAACCAAATAATAATTATCAAAATCAACAGAAATATCTCGTGGCGTATAATATTTCCCCCACTTATTTTCTTTTGTTTGAATCCAACTGGCTATTTTGGTATTATAAAGATTTTTAACATCTGAAAAATTAATTGATTCAAAATTTGGTTTGTGGTAAGCAATAGAAGAAAATGGCCCGTAACCAAGTGTGTCCAGCGTAGCATAATCTTTTGTTGGCACTGTTGGTTTTAAAAATAAATTTAGTTTACTTGGTAAAATATCCCCAATTAAATGTGATATATCTGCATGATTATAAACAACAATATCAAAATACGGATGTTGTTTCCAATCATATACAGTACAATTTAAACCATCACAAATAAATTTTGGATGTTTAAAAATTTCAAAGCCATTTTCTTCTAAAGCTTTAGCAATCCACAAAACTTGAGGTTTCCAGGTTTCTTTCATATCTGGAAACTTATAAGGCCAGAACAATGTTTTTTTCATGCCCCATCCTTTATCAATATTAAAGAGAAATTATAATACATTCATAAGCTGCATCATAGACCTGGTTGACAGGCCCTGTAGGCCCCTGAGCACCCGTAGGCCCCTGAGCACCCGTAGGCCCCTGAGCACCCGTAGGCCCAACAGCACCAGTAGGCCCAACAGCACCGGTAGGCCCCTGAGCACCTGTAGGCCCTGTAGGCCCTGTAGGCCCCTGCTGACCAAGATACTCAGACCAAACAGAACTAGCATACTTATAAAATTTATCCTCATCTTCAATCCAACAAATCCAACCCTCTTTTGGAACTACAAATTGCCAAGCAGCCCCATCATAATAGGTTATTTTGTTATCGTGACCTGACCAATCT